GCCCTCCACACGGCCTTCACCTCAGGTACGAGCCCGTCTCGCACCGGCAGGCTCCCCCCAACGTGCGCCTCTCACGTTGGGTTGAAGAATAAGCCTGGCTTATTAGGGTCTCTCCCTTCAGGACCCCGGCACCCGGGCACGGGGGGGCGGACACCCCCCGGAATAAAAAATAACAAGCCGCGCAGCGGCCTGTGGTGCCATCGCCATCTCAGCTGGAGTATTTCCTCTCCAACCCCTGGGACTTTCTAATTACGCGCGAACGCCAACTTAATTATGAACGTGGGGTGAAACAAATAGCACGGGCAAAAGTGACACCAGGCTAGGCCTGGCGCCACGATTGCGGAAGGCTTTCACAGAAGCCTTCGTAATCCCGCAGAAGGTCATAATCCCATGGCCGCTCCTCGAACTTCGCCAACTCTTCGGCGGAACACTTGAACCCCACACTCGTGAAGCGCTTGTGCTCGCTGTCGTCGAATGTGGTGGCGACGCCATTGGCGACTCTGATCTCCGACACAATGTCGGACTCCACAAAGTCGGCGTCGACACCGCAAGTCTTAGCACATAAATCTCGGTCGACCAACGTCTTGCCGCCGAGACTTTCGTAAAATGCCAAAAACTTGCCCGAGATGGTGGGGCTTAATCCCGCGAACTCATACGCGCGGGACAACGAGGCGGCCCTCGCAATAGCCTTACACCCTGAGCGGTCATTTTTCAGGAAACATTCAATGACCTTGGGACTGCAGGATACGCCTGCACGCGAAAAGCACCGGTCGACCTCCGGCATCATTACACCGGTTGGACCTGATTCATCGAGAGCTAAGTAGTACCCCGTGAACAGCGCTCGGTTTTCTCGTATGTGTATCTTCATATTGAAACCGAGGCGCTCCCAGAACTGCAAAATCTGGGTATGCAACGTACCGCCTTCCCTAATAGCCGGGGTGGTTGACAGTAAACTGTCGTCCCCCTCAAAGCCACTAGCTAGCCAGCGGTATGTATCTTCGTGATCCTTGCCGTAGCGCACCCCTGGGTCGAGGAATCGCTCGGGCTCTTTGAAGACAGCACAGTGCCACACGGTGTGGTTCACCCACCAGTTCAAAGCTGATGTGCCTCTGTGTCCGCTTCTTCTGATCGCGTCGATAACGTAACGTCGCAACACGTTGTTCCGCTTAAACGCCATTTTAAGCTCTTTCAACTCGCACACCTTGGTGTGCGCGTTGACCCAACTGGCAGGTTGGGCCATAATGGAGCATAAAACGCCGGCGACGTGCTCTATTATAGGATTCTCGACACAGGCGCGCAGCTCTACGCCGCACGTGGTGTCCCAGGCTGATCCGTCGCCCTCGAAAACACACATATCCTTCGCCCTGGTCGCGGAGAAGGCTGCCTTGGGCACTCGCAACTCCTTCGCGATGCGTTCCATGGCTGCCCTCTTACCCACGCCTTTGATGGTGCGGTTAGGCATGTGTTTCTTGATGAGGTCTTCGATACAACAGATGGTTAAAAGGGACATCACTTGTCCCTCGTCACCATCTGCTATCAGCATTCTGGGAGCTTTCCCCTCTGGCATGCCCTCCTTTTTGATACTGCAAGTCAGCCTAAAGGAAGGGTCCACCCTGTGACACAATTGCAGAACTGCGTTATTCAGGCGTTCTTCTGACCACTTGCCAGATTTGAGGTCGCTGAATACGTTTGCCTGCCACCACTCAACAATGGCGCGTGTTCTGAAGAGCGATCGCTTCTTCAAAGTGGTCGTGCAACTGATGCCCTCACCAATTGCAGCCGCCACAACACGCCCTATCAGCCGTTTGTCCTCCTTCGAG